CGGTCATCGTCAACGCTATGTTGCTTAAAATTACGGACCAATACGATAACCGGGCAAACCCCGTCAGGATGAAGGCTACCCTTGCAGATAACATACTCGCTGGTGAGCGGGTGCAAATCTTCGGGTAGTGCAGGCAGGGCAATTGAACCAATACATAACGCTTTTGCAGCGGTCAGGGACAACCCGAAACGATGCAGGTGAGATAATCCCCACCATCACAGAGGTAGGTCCAATTTGGGCCGCTGTGGAGTTCAAAGAGGGAGGGAGCGACGAACGGCAATTGGCGGATCAAAAGACCGCTTTAACCGCTGTCAATTTCACTATAAGAAACAACCCGGAAAGGACCATTTCAACGAAAGACGAAATAGTTTACAGGACGCAAAAGTACGCCATCCGATCAGTTTTAGAGGCAGGGCCAAAACGCTGCTTTTGGACTATCGAAACGGAACAACTAGGAGAAAACTACACCTAATGTCTAACGTGAATACACAGCGGGATTTAAACAGACAGATTGACGCAGTAATGCGCAACCTGAATAAGGTGTTGGTGGACTATTCCCGAAAGGACCGCAAGAAGATCACCCGTAAGGCTGCGCAAAAGGTGGCAGTTGCCGCACGGCGCAACCCAGGGTTTAAGGACAGCAAGCGACCCCACACTAGAAAAGATGGGGAAAGGGTAATTACCTACACTCCCGGCAACCTCCGCAGATCACTAAAAGTGCTTAGTCTTCGCAAATCCGCAGACGCTTACGTCGGCCCACAGTTTGCTAAAAAGAAGTCTGACAAGTATGGCGGCGTGGGTCAGCCAGTAGACGGGTATTATGCGGCGATGCTTTACGGTTCCGCTGCTGCTTTTCAAAGCCGCGTACTCATCCCCGCTTTACGTAGGGGCAAGGCTGCGGCGGAAAAGATACTAATCAAAGAAACAGAAAAAGCCATTACCGCAAGAGGTTTGCGGGCTGGCTTTAAAACTCGATAATATGGCAGATTTTGCCCCTTACGCAATACGGGAGTTAATGACAGACGCGGGAGCGCCTGCGGGCCTTGCCACGTCTTTAGGGTCTGGTTCTGCCATGCGTGTTTCCGCTGTCGAATCTAACCAAGAAGACGACTTCCCCAACGTGGTTTATAGCCAGTTGTCGGAAGAGTTGACAGGTTCTAAGGATGGTACAGTTAGCAACGGGTTCTCGCTAATGGTCATCATATCCGCGCGTCAGCCGGGGGCATATGCCGAAATAAAGAAACTAGCACGGCTTACACGTCGGGCTATTGACTTCAAAACACTACAAGCGCTTGATGAGGACGATGGTTCCTTCACCATGCGCTTGAGATTCACCGGGGAAGAAGACCTACCCGTTGAGGACGAATTAAATATCCTTCAAACCGCCCTGACTTTCCGGGCTTATAAAATTAGCTAATTATGCCTACCACAGGAGTTGTAAGCGGCGGTTTATTCCGCATCAAAATTGCAGGTGAAAAGGTGGTGCACGCCACATCTTCCAACCTTTCTATTAGCCTTTCCACTACCGAAACCTCGTCTAAGGACACGGGAGGCGGTAACTGGACAGAGGTTATTCCAGACAAGCTATCCTTTAGCGGTGGTTGTGAGTTGCTGTTCAGCTACGACGATACAATCAGCGCGGAAGCCCGTATCGACGTGGAGGGACTGTTTGATACCATTATTGCCCGGACGGGTGTAACAGTACTGTTCACGACTGACGTGACGGGTGACATTGAGTATTCAGGCACCGCCTTTATTACTCAGCTTGACCAGACCTACCCGGACGGCGAAAACGCAACCGCGTCCTTCCAGATCACAGGTTCCGGCGCTCTTGCCAAAGCTACTATCGCTTAATCATCTGGCCCCGGTTTAATCGCCGGGGCCAACTTTAATACCTAACGGCCATGACTTTATTTTTTGACGGTGTAGAAACACCAATCCCCTTTACTTTCAAATCTTTGAAGGCTTTATCCAAAGCGTTAAACGCCCCAAAGATTGCTGACCTAGAAGCGATGCTTAACAAGGTCGGCTTTGATAATTGCGCCAAGCTAACTAGCGTACTGCTAAAGGCAGGAGGCAAGGATTTCACAGAAGCGCAAGTAGAGGACGCAATCGAAGACGCAGGCTACCCTATTCGGTTAGTTGAAGCTATTGGCAAGGCTCTTGCCCCGGCTGAAACAGAAACGAAGGCGGTAGTAAAAGCGATTAACGAGGGAAACTAACGGCGGGGGCGCTCTACCCCCTGGCCGTTGGGGTGTTGGGGTTAACCCCCGCTACCCTCGATAAAATGACCCCGGCAGAAGTGCGGATGGCAATTGTTGCCCGCTATACTTACGACAACCTGCAACACCGGACAACGTGGGAGCAGGCGCGGCTAATGAGTTACTTCGCGCTTTCTCCGCACGTCAAGAAAGGCACGATACAAAAGCCTGCGGACCTATTCACGTTGCCGTGGGAAGAGACGAACGTACCGAAGTCCAAAAGGATTGAAGATATGCCGGAAGGCTGGAAGAAATTCATTCGTAGAAACGACGAAAAAGACGGGATAAGAACCCCCGGCGCGTACTAAATTATGGCATCTAGTCTTGTAATACGAATAGGCGCGGATTTGTCCGCATTGGCACAGTCCTTGAAAAAGGCAGAGAACCAGTTAAAGCGATTTAGCTTTAAGGCGGAGCGCATTGGTAGGGACTTGACTACGCGAGTGTCTTTGCCTATCCTTGCTATTGGTGGGGCAGCGGTAAAGACGTTTGCTGACTTTGACAAGCTGGAAAAGGGCTTGGCGGCTGTTTCCGGGTCTGCGGAGGAAGGCACACGGCAATTCAAATCATTGCTGAACATCGTCAAGGACACGCAAACGACACTTGACCTTAAATCTGCGGCTGCGGGTTCGCTTCAATTACAGGCGGTCGGTGTTAGTGCTGCAAATGCAGAAAGACTACTTAGGCAATTGGGACGCGCTGCAACACTCACGGGCAATTCAGCGCAAGACGTTGGGGAGGTTGGTCGGCAGTTGGCACAATCAGCAGCTAAAGGCAAGATTCTACAACAGGAGTTAAGGATTATCCTTGAGCGGCTTCCGGGCCTTGCTGCGGTCGTTAAACAGGAGTTTGGCACCGTAACAGCGGAAGGAATCAACGCGGCTGGTGTAAGTGCTCAGGAGTTTATCGAAAGATTAACAACGGCAGCGGAAACAAGCAAGACGTTCCAGAACATTCAGGGCGGCTTAGGCAAGGCGTTTGAAACCTTCGGGATTGAACTGCAAATTGCTGCGCGGGAAGTAGGCAAGACGATTGCCGAAACGCTTAATCTTGAAGTAAATCTAAAGCGCTTATCCGATACGCTTTCAACAGTAGCGGAAGGGTTCGCAAACCTTAGTCCAACGGCTAAGAAGTTTGTAGTTTTTGCTGCTTCGGCGGTTGCTGCCATCGGGCCGCTATTCTTAGGGCTTGGAGCCGTTGCGCGGGCATTGCCATTGCTACGTTCTGGTTTTGCTGCGCTTATAGCTCCTGCTGGTGCGGCAATAAGTTCTTTAATTGCCTTTACAAGGGCATCTATTGCAACGACCGTAGCGCTTTCTGGTACTGGTTCAATTGCCCAATTAAGGGTATTGGCTTCTGTGTTAGCGCCAATTAAGGGGGCTGCTGCATCTGCGAGGGCTGGAATGTTAGCGCTTAATGCGTCAATTGCAGCGTCTAAAGGATCATTATTGCTTTTTGCTGATAATGCTAGGTTTGCTTTTGCTGCGTTTTCTTCTGCTGGCCCAGCAGGTAAGGCGAGATTCGTTGTACTTTCTTTTGTAAGTGTGCTTAATAAGCTAAGGATAGCAATGGTTACGGCACTAGGCCCGGTTACAATTGTTATTGCTGCTGTTGCACTTCTTGTTGCTGGGTTTGTCAAGGCATACAAGAACAGCGCATTTTTTAGGCAGCAGTTGGCACGGCTAGAGCAGGCGTTTCGGCCAATAATTACGGCAGTTAAAGACTTGGCTAATAAAATCCTTCCTGATTTATCTATTTCGTTTGAAAGCGTTGGCAACGCCTTTAACTTTGTGTTTGCCTTAATTGCGGGCGGTATATCCTTTGTTATTGAAGGTATTATAGCTGTCATTGATACGGTCAAAAATACGGCGGGTGCCATTATAGACTTTTTTAGCGGTGACTTTTCAGCAGCAGGCGAAAAATTAAGTAAGACGCTTTTTAACCCGTCTACGTTTACGGCTACGGCAGGAAGGGCAGCAGAAGCAGCGGTA